GTTACGCAATACATCTTGCGCCTGAGCGTCAATAACTTGTTGCGTGTAAGGATTTTGATACTGAGAAAGATCAGTAGTTGCCAATTGTCCTGCTTGAACTTGTTGCGGCGCATATCCCATTTCAAAAGCAGCACCTTGTCCAGCTCCGTATACACCTTGAGCTGCTGCTTGGTTTACGTTAGGAATTCCGCCTTGTGGAGAGCCTGCCATAATTTATCCTTTGTATATTGCGTAACCGTTGCCTAATGAAACATATCCCTCTGGAGCCGCTTGGTAACTTGGCTGAAAATTGTTTTGCAGAGTGTTATGTAAATAATGATTTGTCCCTAATTTCACAAGACTTCCAGCTGCTGGCCCCGGAGGAGTTAATGGCGCTGGTTGATTTCCACTGTAAGGATCAACAAACATTTTGTTATATTGCGCCACTTGGCCCGGCCTTCTTGACTCTAACTCTGCTAACGCTTGATCAAACAAATCGCCAGATGAATACGCCTGCAATCCGCCAGCATATGTATTAGGCGTTGGTGCCATTCCTTGCATAGCAGTTAATGAGCCTTGTGGAATCATTCCAAACGCTTCTGCCGCGTTAATGTTTGAGTTAAAAGCCGCTTGCTGAGTTGGATTAAATGCCGCGACATCAGGCCCATAAAATGGCATATATCCAACTTTTTGGGCCGTTTCAGCTCTAGCAATGTTTCTTTCTGCTGGCGCTTGAACCCAAGCTGGTACGCTACTGCTCGTTGTTTGTTTTCCGCCTTTACCACCACCGCTCATTTATATCTCCCTTTTAAGCGTTGTAAACTCGAACTTCCAGCCAAGTTTATTTAATACTTTTTCCCAGCCCTTACGACCGGCTATTGTTAATGAAGAGCATCCGTTTGCCTTGGCAAACTCAGCAAATGGCTCGTTTAAGGCTGTAATTTGTTCAAGCCTACCACCAGCTAGAAAAACGTGAAACACTTTTTTACGCGGATACTCAATGATTTCAGTAATGCAACAGCTGTCATCAAGAGGCCAAAACTGGTACCTATAACTAAGAACGCCAAGAACAATGTCATCAAAAGTATGTGTACCACCGCTATAATCAAGAGCATCGTCAATGTATTGCCTACATCTAACCAGTTCTTCAGTGACATTCATGGCACATACAGTTCCGCCACAGACAGCGTTACAGATGGCGATGCTGGGCAAAATGCAGTTGCCGCAGTCGTTGATAACGAGCCATTTGTGCTATCTACGGCAAACATTGACTGCAAATAATCGTTGGCATTTACATCAAAAACGCCAGACCTGCTAATTATTTTCTTTTGCCCATTGTTGTGCAGCGTAGTCACCATTGTTGAGTTGGCTACATTAACGCCGTTAACTCGAGGCCAGAAATAGAACGTAACTGTACTGCCGGAACTTGAAGTAATCTCAGCGCTAAAATTTAATCGATATGTGCCAGACTTAGCAAATACAATCTTGCTCGCATCGGTGCCGTCAATAGACACATTATGCGACGATGCGCTTGTATTGTAAGTTATTGCTGTGGCGGTATTGGCTCCAGAGGCGGTCTGGTTAGTAAAATCTACAAAGTATCCATATGAGTTCTCACCGTATGGAATGGGCTGAAAAGCGCCATTTGTTGAGACAACCATATGATTTATAGATGCGTCCCAAAGCATAATGCCATCGTCAGATGCAGAATCGCCATCCAATCGAAAATTTAATTTATTTTTTGTTCTGGCTAAAAAATTGTTAAGGCGCTCCGCCCATTCTCTCCAGCTGCCACCTAATGGTGGAGGCCCGGTCAACGCTTGCCTCCGGGCTTGGCCTCAATTCGCATCGTACCAACTCTCCAATCATTATTTACTTCTGTTTCAACTCTCATTCTAACTTGTCTGCCGCTGAATCTTACACTGGTTGGATTGGCCATTGCAAATGATCCAAACTCACTTTCTGTGCCGTTAGGATAAAACCGAGTCTTAAACTTGGCTGTTACATCCCCCTGAGTTAATTCATCTGGAATCAGGTTAGTAACGTGCATAATTTGATCTCCAGCACCAAGGCTTATTGGGCCAGATTCAACAAACTGCGTTGCTCCATCATGATTAAATCCATATTCTTGAAAATATAAATCTCCATCTGGGCCAGCCCACAATGGATATCTTAAAATTCCAGTATCAATTGCAGCCGTTCGAGACAGTTCGCCAATCATCCATATGTTGTCTTTGTAATCATACGATACATATCGATCATTTTCTAAAGATCCCTCACTAGGATAAAACCACCAAACCTCCGAAAAACGACTATTATGCGTCGCGTATACTTTACTAATTTGGTTTGTGTTTATATCTCGGAATACATGATCGCTAACCTCGCAGTTAAGCTCTTTGACGATAGAGCCGTCAAACAAGAAAAATCCTTTTTGGCCCATCCAAAATGCGGCCTGATCAACAGTAACTAATGATTTTGGCGAATCTGTACCGCAGGCAGAACCAATTCGTTCAAATCCGTATACATACGGCGGCCCCTGATAAGTCGCAATATGTGCATCAACATCTGTAAGAATTAATGTGCGACCTCTAATTCTAACTGCTGAACGAATGGTTCCAGAGGTTTGCAACTCAATGTCGCCAGCCTCATTAGTTGCCGCAGGAGTCCATGATGTTATATTTTCTTTATCGCACCATTGTATTTTACGAGGATTGCCGCCAGCGCCAAGTGCAAATAAAAACCGTTCCTCAGTAACAATTAATGATTCATTATTTATGGGCGCATTAGTTACTGGTGCTGCTGGCGTCCCTGATCCATTACTGATATCCCAAATATGCAGCTTTCTATCATCGGTAGAACATCCAACCAAATCCTCACCAAAGTTATCAAGCGCCCAAGTTGTTGCAGTCAACCAAATAGCGCCGGGAGTTCTTGGCGTACTGTATGATCCTGTGTTGTAGTAACTGCCGCCGTATCCAGTGTTTTGCGTAGAATCTTCTCGCCCTGCGGTAAACGATGTTGGCGTAATATCAGCCACAGTGCCTGATGCATTAATATAAAAAAGTTTGTTGTAGGTTCCTACCACAATATTGTTTGCACCGCCTAAGTCACGCCAACCATGCATGCCTCTAGGGGCAGCATCTATACCAGATGTAACAAAATCAGACCATCCGCCAACTGGACGCATACTGCCTTCAGCCCAGCGTACTAAACTTGCATCACGCCACCTGTTTGATTGCTCGAACTCTGTGCCGTTTTTATACACGCCCGGCGGTAACTTTATTGGAAGTAACGCCATTTACAGTTCCTCAGCTTTCCATTTTTTCATTGGACATTCTGCATTTTTTATTCTAGCTTTTAGATAAATAACGCACCCGCATTTGTTACAAACATTAACGCCTAACGCTGTTGTTTTATGTTTGCAAGAATTGCACAAATTAATTCTATTTTCTACGAATTCTCCCATTTTCCCTCTGGGCAAAATTGATCAATAATTCTGGCTTTCATAAAAGTAACGCATCCGCAGGCATTGCAAAAATCTTGAGCCGGATCTTTTGATGGGCAAGTCTTACAAACTGTTAATCTAGCGTCTTGTATTTCTTGTGAAGCTAAATATTCTTCTTCTAAAGACATTATCTAATCCTTATGGCTATTTTTGAGTTACCTGTATAGTATGGGCTGTTGCTTTGATTTGATCCTGATCCTTGATATGTTGTGCTTCCAGCACCAGCAGCAGATCCAACAAATCCAGATCCACCTCCTGATCCAGCGCTAGAACATGGCGGATTAGTTGAGCTTCCTCCGGGATAGTATCCGCCACCGCCAGTTGAGTAAGTGCAGGTTTCAAAACCTGACGCAATCCAAGATCCAATCAATCTACTTGGGCAAGTTCTAAATACAGCTCCAGATATCCCAGAGCATGAACTGTAACAAGCGTTATTAATGTTAGGCAAATAAAAACTTCCATGATTGGATTGGCTTGCAGGACGATTGCCTCCGCCAGAGGTTCCGCCGCCAACATATCCTTGTGATGACATTCCGCCAGCTATGCCCCAAATGTTTGAGTCAGCAGTAATTTTAGACGCATCTCGGTAACTGGTTGTATTGCTATATGGATGAGCAGAAAACAATCCACTCCAACCATTGGTTACTTGGTCTTGGCTTGCGCATCCAAATCTATCCCATTGGAACCTACAAACTCCAGAAAAACCGTTATTCCAAACGCCTTGTGATGCGACTACGTAATAAACAGTTCCAGTAGTTGTCCCCATGTTGATATAAGTGTAACCACCTCGACCAGAACTTCCTCCGCCCCAGACTTCCGCAGAAACTGATGTTGGAGCAATTGTTCCAAATTGATCTGGAATGGCTGTTGGAATAACATAAGATCCAGTTAATCCGGTGTAACTTGCCTCAAATGCAAACTCCCCGACGTAGTTAGATCTAACTTGAGGATTTGATACATTTTCTATACTAGCAAACATTTTAGATCCAGCGACCCACGCCTTAGTAGATGCTTGGCCTTGATAAGTTACTGCGCCGCTAATATTTATACTGTACCAATGCGCATTCGCGCCAAGATTAGATGTGTAAACAGCAGTTGATTGATACTCAGTGCCAGACGATAAAGTGACTGTGATGCCAGCGTAAAATTGATCCCAATTGCCACTGTTTTTTACATATCCAGCCTTGACGGTTTGCCAATCGCCACTGTCTTTAGCATACAAAACATTGACCAACTCCCATTGACCGTCTTTTTTAACATATGTTCTAGCCATTATATTTGATACCAAATATCTCCGTCAGATCCTCCAGATGGGGCGCTTGTACTTATTGTTCTCGCACCAAATCCATTTGATCCTGTAGTGTCTGTAATATTTGTTAGCGTTGCTTGCTTTGCATCTAACTGAGTCTGTACCGCAGACGTTACTCCGTCAACAAAATTTAATTCTGCGGCTGAGGCTGTTACGCCAGATAATATATTTAGTTCTGCCACCGTTGATGCAATCCCATCAAGCGCGTTTAACTCAGTTGCCGTCGATGTGATCGCAGTTCCGTTAATAGACAGTGCGCTAAAATTACCAGTTGATGCGGTAGTGGCTCCAATTGGTGCTCCGTCAATCGTGCCAGAGTTAATATCAATACCTGTAACCGCATCTGTACCATCAAGCAAATTATCAATGTCATCCAAGTTATCATTGATTTTTTGCCCCCAAGTGTTTTCAGACGCGCCAATCTCTGGCTTAACCAGTGCATACGTCGTC